TGCCGAGCTTTATGAAGCAATCCGCGAGATCGCAGTTCCTATTCTCACAGAAGAAATCGTCGATTTTACTGGCAATAGACTTACCAATTCCTTGAAGTTTCATGGCTTCTTTACCATTTGTAATCTTGTAGGGGAGATTGTAAATCTTGGAAGCCGCTCGGACATACGCCTGACGCTTATAACCATCTTTCTCAGAGCCAGCTACATTCATGAGCATCGTGTAGATGTCATGATTGTAGGAAATACAGTAGTCATCCGACTCACAATCATTAGAGGCAACAGACTCTGCATCAGATTCAGTTGATGCGATGGACTCCTCGTAGTCCGAATCACGATCTTCAAGAAAATCGTCAATCTTGGAGGCAATGGACTTACCGATACCATTGAGGTGTAGAAGACTTTCACCACTGAGAACCTCGTAAGGAAGATCGGCAACAACCTCAGCAGCTCGTCGGTAGGCGACGGTCTTGAAGTATTCATCCACACATTCTGCGAGAGTAAGTAGATACTCTGCAATGTCGGTGTTCTTTTCATTGACAACCTTGATAGTCTTATCAGTGACACGAGAAGTTGTATCATAGAGAGAAAGCTTCTCTAAAGCTGTGACCCTTTCATCGTGAGCTTCTTGGAGGAGTGTCTTCAGTTGTTCAATCTTGGTGCGAGACTCGTCGTTGAGCTTTTCGAGCTTGAGGATGTAATCAGTAATGGACATAGCGTTCATGATGAATGTAGTAGAATGGTATTTGAAGTAGATAGGTTCCACTTAGGTGTTTAAAGATAAGAAACTCTCGAAAAATAGGAATGTTAGCTCTAGCTAAACCTATGCATGTACAACGCACACGTGTCGTGTTATCAAGTAATAAAAAACAACCACGAAAACATATTCGCAATGTAAAAATTCATTCTGCTCTCCCTGATCAGGATTTAATCAACTACAGCCTCTTCCAACTCACTTCGTGGGTTATGCCGATGACCATCGCGGGTCGTCTACTCAAGATGGAGTACAAAGAGATCGGGGTCGGCCTCGTTGCATTGGGAGTAGCCAAAACTCTTTTAGAATCACAATATTAAAGATAATACGCTTCAACCAATAAAATGATCTTATCACTCACACGAATGCATTTTATACGTCCACGTGTAACGACCCACGCTAAAAAGGATGATTTTGTCGTACCCACAGAAGCTCCAGGTGAGGGGAGGCGAAAACCACCTTCTTATGATGAGGATGGTGAACCTAAAAGGGTGGAGACAGCGCACCCTATCAAGGAACTTATTAAGAAGATTTTCAAAATTGAGGAAATTGACTATAAGAAGTTTCAGAAAGAAAATAAGTGGGCTATTCGTCCGGGCGAGAAGAAGGATAAAGAATAAATACACTAAATATAAAACATGTCTTTCGCCCTCACCTTCGTTATTCCACCTACACGCAACGTTAAAACTCGGGTATTTACTGACCCAGACCAATATGATACAGAAATCAATTCAGCTCGGGGTATGCATTTTAATAAAACTACCCAGAGGTCTAGATATTCACCACCCATGGATGAAGCCTCTCATCTGATCGACAATCTTCGTACCCCCGTGGGCACTGAACATGTGACGAGGGATGAAGTCATAGATGCACAGAACTTTTGGGCACAATCTATAGTAGACATTTCAACTTCTTTTCTAACAGGTGGAGACTACGTGAGTCTCGCATGTGATCGTGCGGGAGAACTGTATGGATACGATCACTCCAATGTACTCTTCAAACCGACCAAGGCTGCACAGAAACAGTTTCGTCCTACCGCCAACGACGCAATGTCTTATTTTGTGGGTCATGATGCTATAGTCGGTGGTTTCAAAGAAGATCAGGGCTTCGCTATAAACGCTAAAAAGGGTTTCAGTAAAGTTATATTCGACAATCATCAAATCGATTGTCACAACGAAGTAGCACACGCTATGGGAACGTATGAATTTACTTGTGCCACAACTGGTGAAATTTCAGAAGTTGAGTACACTTTTGGTTACAAGCGAAACCCCGATGGTAAGGTTCGTATTTGTCTCCATCACTCATCCATTCCCTACGAATCGAGCAATCCTGTGAAAGAAGCAAGACCATATCACGTAAAACAGAATATTATATTCGATCCCGATCAAGCTGATCCAGAGGCAAATGAACGATACAGTACTATTAAACGAGTATAAAATATATTCGCATTGAACATATATGGAAACTCTACCAATTAGAAGACATTGAAATCGTGGATACCAGAGTTGGCAAAGAAGCCCTCGTGTGAAATCTACATAAAGTAATAATTGTAATTCATATCATGAATATTCGGGCAATTGGTTTGGTTCCCTACATAGTTCATTATCTACGTACGGAATCATTGATAGCTTATATAGTTTTATATAACGGAATACTCTTTCACGTGTTAGCACCCACAAACTTTTTCATCAAGTGGTATGACATACTGTGTAATTTCATACTCATCATGTATGTAAATTTCAATGTTGCGGATTACTACGTATTTATGTGGAGTTGTATCGCATGTACATGTTTCATATGGAATTCTGTATATATCAAACATGAACAGTTGAAATCAATTATTCATATAGTTGGGGTTCAGTTACCATTGTATAGAGCTTTAAAACTCAGTAACTTTTAATATAAAATCTGAATCGAAACCATCTAAACGGATCTTACCCTCATCTACGAGGCGTTTAATGTCCTTACCCACATTTTCTCCATCTTCCCACATTTTCGCAGTTTCTGCGTTGTATGGAATCTCTGGCATGAATGCCATGAGCGTCATCATTTTTTGATTCATTGTGAGGTCTTTACTTTGAAAAAGTTTCTTAAAATGTTCTGGAACGTTCATTACATTCTCCTATACTAATTTCTTTAACTCGACCTTCGGTTCCACTTACAGTATAACACTGGAAATAGAGATTTTAGGGTTTTAAAATATGTATCGAGATACTTCATTTCATTACTCTCCTCATCTGTCAAAGTTTTACGATCGGGTAAAATTCCCAATCCAATACTATTCAAATAATCTACCCGTCTAACAAAATTTACAAAAACACGAAACGAGAGTAAAGTTTCGTCTTTTATGTTTAAAACGCGTATTTCTTCATGTATTCGTTCTAGGTGAACCATCTTGTATTTAACGCAGATCTTTATCAGCCGTGTAGTACGTCTTCCCCTTAGTGGCGAAACTGTGCACCCTAGCGTACCCCCACGCTTGTGGAGAGGCTCCCGGACGATGCCCGGTTCTCCACGCAGCGAGTCCCCTATTGTAGATGGTCTTCACAGTTTTTAGAGGAATGCCAGTAGCCTTCGCAATATCTGGCAACGACTTGACATCTGAGCCGTACCTTTTCCTGAACTTTTGGGTGTAGGAGGAAGTCTTCGTCTTTCTTCCTTCGTCTGTTCTAAACTTGGTGTAGTCCCTCTTGAGCATCTTCTTGTAACGAGTTTCAACCTCCTTGAGAGTCCCAAGCCCCTTGAAGTATTTGAGAGGTGCATAGATTTGACCTTCTGTTCTACGCAGTTGCCCAACTTTTCGAGCAATTTGAGCATCGGTGAGAGGCATTCTTGTTTTTTAGTGATATTTTTTATCACACAGAATATAAATGGGACGAACATGTTCTCTGATGATAACCGATAGTACTAAACCTAAACATATCGATTTATTTTTTAACAGTATATGGGGAAGGTACAATGAACCGGTTAATCTTGAATTAAATACTACACATTGTAATAATGTGTCTATAAGAAGGATTCTATCTATGAAGAAGGTACTGGATCATCATAGGCCAAACTCTCGTAAGTATGTGGAAAGTAGTACGATAATAGTTGGATCACAATTCGCGCGAAGGGTCTTACAAGTTGGACTATTCCTTGTTAAACCAGAGAAACCCGTGTTTATTAAGGTCACCCCTTAAGATATTTTATAGCCGATGTAATATTTGGGTAAATACATTTCCCGAATCTGACACGACCTGTCCTAGGATTGTAATAGCCTGTGTGGCCATTAAAAGTTGCCCTGTGAAGTTCACCCATATAAAAAATACAATATTATAATAATAAGGTGATAATGGGACTTTCAATTATTATGGGGAATATGTTTTCTGGTAAAACTTCCGAACTTATCCGACAACTTAAGCGTCTAAAAGTAATAGGTAAGGAAGTCATGATCGTCAACTCAGCGAAAGATACCAGATCACCTGAAGAAGTTCTCAAAACGCATGATAATGTTAAGTTTAATTGCCACAAAGTGTATGACCTATTTGATATCATAGATACAGATGAATTTGAACGGGCTGATATAATAGCCATAGATGAAGCACAATTCTTTCCCAGACTCAAAAAATTCATAGAAGGGTGTTTATACCTAGAAAAATCGATTATTATCGCAGGTCTTGATGGAGATTGTTTTCAGAGAAAGTTTGGAGAACTCATCGATTGTATTCCTCTCGCAAGTGATGTAACTAAACTTTCAGCACTATGTATGCATTGTAATAATGGAACACCTGGTCCTTTTACTAAGAGGATCGTCAAAGATAAAACCACAGAACTTATAGGTGGAAGTGATATGTATGAAGCAGTGTGTCGAAATCACCTATGAATATCTAAGATGAGAACAACCCGTTTCCCCTCTCCCAATTTTATGAGTTCGTGGTATCTCCCATGATCAAAGAGGAATTCTTCACCTTCTTTGTGTATGTGCCTACCATTTTCAGTATATAAACTACAGTCACCGTCACCCTCTAAAGTAAGTTGATATCTAAGATGTTTATTAGACTCAGCTCTATGCGGTGGAATAATCATAGGACCATCTATGACGGCAAAATGTGGTCGTTCTTTATCTACACATGAAATCTGATTTATTAAGTTCCAAAGAATGGGAAAGTCCTTAACTTCATAGAAACAATAATTCATGTTATGTGGTGACCACTTATCATGATCGTGTTGGTACTTCTTAGTCAGTGTAGAAGAAACCCGTTCAAATTCATCTTTGATTTTTTGATAGTGAAGTTTAAGTAACAAAAGTCCAGGGTATTTTTGAACATTATGTGTCGATACGCAATGTATTACATCTCTGAAGGTGTTCTGAATACCGAGTAGAGGTCTCCATAAGTTGGTGAAATACAGGCGGTCTATAGGTGCCTTCATATAATCATGCAATACCATCAGGACCGGGATCACTGTGAGAGTCCACATTAATTTCTTGATAGATAATAAAACATGGCTATTGGATACAAGTCGAAGTATGCTGAACCCGAACCCACCGAGGAAGTTGAGACCGTTGAGAAGCGTTTCACAATGCCCAAATTTTCCATCGTTCAGATGATTCTCGTTGCGGTCGTTCTTTACTACATGATCACCGCCCGCAAGAATAAGGGTATGGTTGCTATTGCTCTCACTCTCACCATCTCTCTACTTCACATTTATGATCACCTTTTCATGGTCAAGCGTGGTCCTGAGCGTCTTTTCTTCCTCCCCAAGAAGGAAAACTACGGTTGCCAAATGTGCAAGTAAATTTTATTGATACATAATAAGTATGCGCGTCAAAATTACTCGTAGCCCTAATCTTAAAAAGAAGTTCAGGGCAACACTAGAAGACGGAAGAACTGTGGATTTTGGTGCTCGTGGATTTTCGGATTATACAAAACATGGGACTCCTTCTCGTATGAGATCGTATATTCTTAGACACGGGGGGCGGGTGCCGAAGTACATCACATCTGAGCGAGATCCCAAGAAGATTCAAGATAAGATGTTAAGTATCAACAGAAGTGATAAAGAGGATTGGAAAATGAGCGGTATCGACGGGGCTGGTTTTTGGTCCCGTTGGTATCTCTGGAGTTTTCCTACATTCCAAGGTGTTGAGAAGTTCATGTTTAAAAGATTTGGTATTACTTTAGTTAGGGGAGCCGTTGGAAGATGACGGGTCTAAACATAAGTCTATTTTATCATCAAAATGTTCACCCGTAAATTTATCATTTATTCCCATATAATTTTCAATTACAGCTTTTTTTGATTCTATCCCATTTTCAAATGTATAAATGTCATTAGGATAATTCTCAAGTATGCGTCCAATATCTCCATTACCACCAAACAGTTTTTTTACTTTTTTACATGTATTAGAACCACTATCATTTTTAAATTCTTTGACAATTTCCTTCAATTGATCAGCTTTCATGACTCTTAAAAAGTGTGTTTTTGTCTGCGGTATCATTCCATAAGAATACACCATGATCCAAAAACTGGAAAAAAACATAAGTAAAATAAGTGCGACTATCATTATATGGTATACATCATATATTTCTCCTGAGATTGTCCAATTGTTTAAAAAATCGAATAACAGTTTCCAAGCGTTCGTAGAGTTCTTCACCAAGATATTTCTCTACGAATTCTTCTATAGATTCGTAGAATACGAGATCATCGTCTATTTTTCTCAGTTTTTCCACGTACTCATACACATTTACACGTACTATATCTACATTTTCACCTTCCCACGTATGTAACAGAGTCTTCATCTTATCTAATTTAAGATGTTTAGCTAAAGTGTAATCCAAACATTCTTGTGATATTTTCTCAAGTCTTTTAGTTGTATCCTCGTTAATAACACAATCTTCTTCATGAAAGTCATTCATTATTTCACATGCTCGCTTTACTTTGTAATAGGATATGGAACTTCGTTCCCATTCATCTGAAAGTCTTTCAAGTTCTAGAGTCCTTCTATAATATGATTTTGTCCCAGGTATGTAACTGAGTATATATGATAACATCGTTACTTACTAAGCCCTCTTCTTTTTAAATTGGCTTTCAATTCAGCTATGAGCTTAGCGCGAGCATTGTTAATTTTGGGCTTAGAGTGGGGGGGTGGAGGTGGAGGTGGAGGTGGGGGCACAGCCATCGAATATGTAGATGGAGATACCACTGTCCTACAAATTCGGATAACCTTTTGTGCATTTTTAACACTATTTTCGAAATTTCTGGTAACTTTGGATCGTAATTCTTTAGCTGTGAGTTTAATTCTCTTACCATCAACTGTTTTGGTAACGCGAAGACCCATTTTTTTAGCTTTATTTTTTAAGTCTCTATATTGCATATACTGATAGCTAAGAAAATACTCAAGTATAAAGATATTAAACACTTTTCATGTATGGCTGAAGAACTTATAAGAGAAGTTTTGTTACCACAAATTATACAACTTCAAATTGAGGTAAATGCTCTTAGAAAACATACATGGCCGTATGTACAGGCACAAAAAGAACATAACCAACTTGACGACATCGAGACAAAAAAGGATTTTGTTCAAAGTCTCGATGAAGATACAGTCAAAGAACTACTTAATCTAAAGGCTAAATTTTCAAAAAGTTCCGGATTTCAACAAAGGGAATATGACATCTTAAAAAAAGTCATCGGTCCTGTACATCTTGACATCGAATGAACCATCTTTACCGGTGACATTTACTGACTCGTTACCATATAGCTCCTGACATCCTATGTCATCGATGCAGTCCCGGCCATTGTGACTCACTGGGATGGGGTATAGATTGTCTCCACTCGTGGTTGTGTAGTAGTGATATCTATCTCTACGCCCACGTACCTCTTTACCATAAAGAGGGAGTGTCATGTTACCCTCACCAAGGAGTAAGCCCATTTGTTGCATATGACCAGGTTTGTATTGTTTTATAGGTGGTCCCCTAAACTCTGGCTCCCTCCGTGTTTCCTGTGTTCGAACTGGGCGAGGGGGTGTAACAATAACAGGTACTTCTACTGGAACTTTGACAATTTGGGGATTGTATGTCATATAAACTATAGCAACAATCAGTGCGATAATCACAAACCAAAGTAGTTGTGTCTTTGTCTTGTTCTTCATTTACTATATTTAAGGAAAATCTTTTAGATAAAGATATGAAGGTCCTGGCGATTGATATAGGATATCACAATATGGGTCTTGTTTTAGCTGAGTTTGAAGATAATCCAAAAATTAACGTCCAAAAGATGAAAAAGGTAAGTTTAGAAGACTACAAATACATACACACAAATGGTATGGTAGATCTCGTACCTTTATTTGTGGAAGAGTATCGAAAATGGTTTGATGCAGCTGATAAAATACTCATAGAGAGACAACCACCTGGTGGATTTACAAATATAGAAATTTTACTACACTACATGTTCAAAGATAAGGTTGTTTTGGTTTCACCTGTGAGCATGCACGTACATTTTGGTATGAGACATCTAGACTACGAGCAACGAAAGGAAAGAACCGTTGCTATAATGGAAAAATATATATCAGAAGAGGTTCCATATGAAAGAAAACATGATATCGCAGATGCCTTTTGTATGATTGTGTATTACAATTTTAAAGTCACCACACACATTTTCGATAAGTTCAGATATTTTCCCAAGGTATAATAAGATGCCAACAGCTAAGCAGATTCAAAATGCCAAGAAAAAATTAAAGAAGACCCCCAAACCCAAGGGAAATAGCCCACGTTTGCCAACAGCTTCTTTACTACGACTGATTGCTGCGGACCCTAAAATCGGCCGCGACAAAGCTTTTATGAAACGGGCTCATGAGCTTGCGAACAAGAAGTAATCTTTTCGTTAAGTATCGTGATAGCATTCGTTATATATTCAAACATATCAAATATTTCATTCACATCACGCCTCCCGAGTGCCTTATTAAGTCTATCCACGTTGTACTCGAGAGATCGCTTCTCCTTTTCCAAGTCGGCAAGTTTTGACTTGTAACGTTCAATCTTCTCTTTCCACGTATTTGTATTTTTTTCCATATTCTCATCCAATCTAGAAATCTGTTGTTCATAGTTTTCCCTCTGCCTTAGAAGAATTTCACGCTTCACATCTGAATTACATTTTTCAATTTGAAATTCTAAACGTTGCATTTTTTCTTCATAGTCCTCCAACTCTTGCATATATGATGTGTGATACAATTCGAGACTATACTCGAGCCTCTTAATTTCGTTTTGAAGTTTAAGATCCATGTTGTATTTTACAATATCTTCAAATCTTTAAGATCATTGATGAATAAATCAAAGTGTCCTAGTCTATATTGTACATATCCCCATAGTATAAAGAACATCGATTTTGTCAGTTGATTGACCTCTGTCTCGGGCATTTTATATATAGGACCAACGAGTCTTCCCATAAAAGTTTCTTCTTTCTTCTGTCCTGTAAAATACATCTCAGCTTGGGTTAGAGCACAATTATCATCGTTTACACTCCAATGGAAAAAGAGAAAAGGAATCAACATCGAATAAAATGACAAATTCCTCTTGTTATTCGTAAATGGTACAACAATTATAGCCAAGAGGAAGACCAAGTGAAGAATAAATATAATGTTCATCTATATTAAGATGACAGAAGAAATTACGGACATGGATTCCATGTGGAATGAGTACCATGAAAATGTACTGAGACAATGGGGTGAAGCGTGTGCGTGTTATCGATATATGCATCACAGAGCCTTCTTAAAATTCAAAAAATTATCGCTCAGATTTAATTTACCAGTTATTGTTTTATCCACAGTTACAGGTACGGCGAATTTTGCTCAAAGTTCTTTTCCTGAAAGTATGCGTAGTTCCGCACCAGCCATCATCGGTGGTATGAATTTGATTGCTGGACTCATAGCCACTATCATGCAATTTCTGAAGATAAACGAGTTGATGGAAAATCACAGGACTGCTGCCTTAGGACACGGAAGCCTTTCACGTAATATTCGATTACAGCTCTCACTCCCACGCGCTGAGCGTAAGAAGGAGGGATTGATATTCGTGGAAGAATGTAAGATGGAGTACGATCGTCTTCTTGAACAATCACCATCAATTCCCAGGCACATTTTAACAAATTTCGACAAAGAATATCCTATTGAAGGTGTATTCACGAAACCCGAAATCTTAAATGTGCGAGCTATACCACCCCTCAAACCACCAAAAACTATTGGCACAGTACAAGCTATAACAAAGGGAACTCCATTTGAAAAGTTTGTTCCTAGTGAGGACGAGGAAGAGGTGGAGTATGAAGAGGAAGAAGAGATAGACGTTGAACAAGGTACATCAACAGACCGAACATAAGCAAATTGGTAAGAACGCTACATGCCACGAATGGTAAAATTTTCCTTTTTAAAGGTTTTACGATTCTATCATGTAGTGCGTCATTATCGAGCACCAAATCTATGGCCTGATTAGTAAGATCATCGATGGATTCCTTCATTAAGATAGTTGAGCAAAAAAAAGATCAAACTGTGACGACGATTCACACAAAACAAATTAACCTAATACGTAACTATATAGAAAATGGTAAAAATGTGTTCATATGTGGTTCCCCAGGTGTAGGTAAGTCCTATATACTCAAAGCAGTTTTAGAAGGTTACAGTCACGTCGAACTACAATCTGAACATCTGAAGAGTAAATGTTTATTTTTACCATTTATTAAACCTTCAAAAAAACATGTATTTATTGAAGACTATGATCCAGTATTTAAACCTATAATTGAGAGGGTGTCCGATGGAGACTCTCTCACTAGAGGTTCATTAATTGTGACTATGACAAATATGTGTATGTATCCAAACTTTGAAACTGTTTTCATACCAAAACATAAACCTGAAGTTATTATGACACTCGTAGATGATAGAGGACCAAATATTGAAACTGCTGCTGGTATGTGTAAAGGTAACATCCACAACTTTTTTACGTACTTGGATGGATACGATGAAGTTGATATATTCAAAACACCTAAAGAGTTTATAGCTGAGGTTTTGTCTGATCCGGTACCTATAGAAATTCATGATAGTATATCGGAGCATGGTCATATATGGGACATATTTCAAGAAAACTATCTCGATTCAAAAGGTGTAAATACTGTAGCAACGAGTACATCGTTTTCAGATGCAGATTTTTACGATACACATATATACTCATTTGGTAATTGGAATCTTATGCCATATTTTGTGTTACATGCACTGACTATACCCAAAAAGAAATTGGGAGAACCACTCATCAAAGATAAGATTCGACCAGGAAGTTGTTGGACAAAACTTGGTAACTATAAAATGAGAAAACAAAAGTATCAAGAGATTCGTAAAAAGTCTAGGATGGGGCTTGGAGTTGAAGAATTGTGTCTCTTGAAAAATTACGCAGAAAAGGGACACCTAAGTAATCTGATCGAATATAAAATATCACCCCAAGATTTCGACGTGATAAATCACCTCGCAGTTGGAAACGGCTTAAAATCTAGAGACGTGACAAGAGTAAAGAAGGCTCTCAAAAATGTCTACGAAGGAAGAAGAAACTGCTGAGGTTGAAGAGTATGTGAAGGTTATCGGGAACGAGATCCTCTTCTACGCTGACGTGGATCGTGAAAATGCCCTTGACTTCGTTGAGAAATTTAAAAAATTGGAGATCCAACTTCTTAAAAACAAAGCTGAACTCTATGGGTACGAACCCTTAATTAGGGTTCATATCATGAGTGAAGGTGGAGACATCTTCGCAGGTATGACAATGATGAACACTCTCGAGTCATCCCGTGTGAAGGTTGTCACCATCGCCCAGGGATCTTGTTGCAGTGCCGCGACGTTCATGTTGCTTGGAGGTTCTGAGAGACATATGGGGAAAAATGCATATGTTCTCATCCACCAAATTTCTACAGAATTATGGGGTAATTTTCAGGAACTTAAACATGAGCTGAAATCAACGGATAAGTTTATGAAAAATTTGAAGAAGATGTATCTCGAAAAAACCAAGATTCCTGAGAAAATGTTGAATAAACTGATGCGGAAAGATATTTACCTTTCCCCCCGTGACTGCCTCAAGTATGGAATCGTCCACGCTCTTGAGTAATTTTGACCGAGCGTTTATAGAGTGCTAGCACACATAGAATTATAAATATGATACAAAAATTATTCGCATTTAATGACACGATTGTGCTTTCTGGAGGCCTAAGTCGTTCCATTCTGTCGTAATTTACAACTTGAATTCCCGACATCTATTTAAAGTTGAGAAATTAATTACCCATATAATGGAACGCCTTATCCGCAACGATAAAATGAACCGCGAGCGTTATATTGACATCAGAGTTGATGACTTGAAAGATGGAACTGCAGATATCGTCAAGATCTCCGGTATCGTTGGAAGTGATAAGTTTTCTGAGTCACGAACAAATGTTAAGACTGGTTATGAAAAGGCTCTCAAGAGAGCCCAAACCATGTGGAACAATGAGCATACCAAATGTAACCAAGTGTTGCCCATGCTCGCTAACAAGTGGGAAGATCGCCAGAAATACATCTCCGAGCCGTTCTACGTCCAACCCAAACTTGACGGTGTTCGCCTACTTGTCTCCAAAGATGGTGGCATTTCGAGGACTGGGAAGATCATCCCTGGAACTGAGGTTCTCGGTAAGGGTCTTGAGCCGGGTCAATACGTTGATGGTGAAGCCTTTGACCCTAACCTCAGCTTTGAGGAACTTACGAGTACTTTCAAGACGGACCCCCTGAAGCTCAAGTTCCATGTGTTCGATTTCTTTGATTTGAAGAAGCTTCAGATGACCTTCGAGCAACGCTGGGACGTGGCCAAGTCTCTCTCGAACCCTCATTACGAATACGTTGAGACATTCAGTGTCAAGAAGCACACAGATATGAATGGGTTTCACAAGATGTTCATGCAACAGG